GCACCTCCCGCTGGTGACGAAATCCAGCGGGGTCGGACGTGGCACACTAAACCCTGTCGTCCACTGACTTCGGGACGACCCTCCTATGGGCACGTCAGGCCCCCCAAAGGATTGCTCCTTAAGTTGTGGAAGTGGGTCCGACGTCAATCATATCAAATGAAGGACTACGGACATCAACAGACCGAACATAAAAGGACCAGTTGTCGATCCACTCAGGCGTGAGCCAATGCTCAAACAGCGACAAAGGGATCGGACAGAGAGTGTCCTGGTGGTCAAACCAGCTCTCCATCTTCAACTGCTCCCGCACTGGAATGTCATACAGGTCCTCTATGAGATACCTGGTGTTCTTTCCGGGCGGTTCGGGAATGAAGCTACTCCCATCCAGTTTTAGTTCCTGGAAGAACATGGCACCATCCAAAAGCTTCTGAAGGGAAAATGCGTCAAAGTGGGCCTGTCGCGACTCGAGAAATCTAATCACGACATCCGGAGTCACCTGTGGAGGGGCGACTCGCAAAATCCAGGAAGCGAAGCTGAGGAGAACGGGATGCTTGGGATATTGTGCTACACAAGACATGGCTTTAGACACGAGTAGTTTCCAGTCGTGTTTTCGGCTATGCAGGTATTGGCACGGGGCCCAAGCAAACCCGACGATGTACTCTACAGGATTGCGCACAACAATCTTCTCCAAAGGATCGAACAACAGTTGACAGAACTGACCGACTGAGAGACGCTCAACTCTTTCGAGTTTCACCTCAAGTCCGAGCCTAGTAAACCAGGACTCGTCAATCGGACCAGGACTGAGAAAAATTGTGTCGTCACCTTCTTGAAGGACTTTAACATCGGCACCATACAGTTTATGAACAATGAACTTGACCACAAGATGTGTGGTCCAGCCGTTGCCCAAAGAGGTGTTCATCTCGCCAGACATGCGTTTTCTCCAGACGCTACCTGAAACGTGACGAAACCAAAACCGATTAGTGGTGTCAATGAGATTGGCTCTCTCCTGAAACTCAGGATGGTATTGCAACATATAATTGTAAAGGGCGAGCTCAATGTCCATCAAAGTCTCAAACAATGCCTCATACGAGGTATAGTCCGATATGTAAATCTCCCCGTCGCCAGACAGCTGATCTTGAATATAATCAGGCCATTCGGGACGGGGGATCTTCTTGATGAACGAAGAGTCGCGAAAGACGGATTTCTCTATCTTCCTAAACAGCGGTCCGACCAGGCACTTAAAATGGTCAGTCCGCGAATTTATAGGTCGCAGGTGCTTCCAAGTGGGATAGTTCTCGTCCTTAATAAAGGACTGAACACGCGTGAGCTTCTCCCACCCTTCTGAGCTGGCGGCGTACCCTTCCTCCAGCTCCAAGTTTGCAGCACGCAATTCGTCCCGACGCCACTCGGGATAGTGTGTGCTGACTAGCCATTCCTCAAAGTCAAAAGACTCATCAGGGGGAAGAGGAGTCAACTTCTTCTGCATATACACATGTGCAAAGTCCATCAACTCAGCGAATAGGGCCTTATCGATATCGGGTGGCTTATGTCCGAATCTCTTCTCTATCCCCAGAATCACAGATTCTGGGTGATAGTGGTCTGGGTGTGGCAGCGCCGCCCC